AAATAGCAATTTGACTGATGTTTCCAATACAGCTGCTACGGCAAATAACAAAGTCATCCTGAATGGTGTTAAGAACATTAATGGGTTTACAACTGTCTATTCTGACCGCACTGATCGGGCAATCCAGTTGCAATACGCATCCGGAGAGATTGCATCAATAGCCTTTAATAATACGGGAATTTGGTATGACTTTTACAATGGAACCACTTGGAACCAGGTTTGGAAACTTAATAAGCCGACATAATGATCATTTTACCATCCCTCCGAAACAACTTTAGATTGATTGGTTGCCCAGTTGTCAGTTGTCCGGTACATGGTAAGTTGCCCCGTATTCTCAATTTGGAGGCGATACCGTATACTCTCTCCAATGTTTAGTGTCATGGCTGCCCACTGGTTATTATTGGACAATTCCACATACCATCCTTCTGTTCCTTTGGTTCTTACCGTGGATCCAGCAAGGGGGCCATCATAACCGCTGGAAAAATTTTCCTCAAGCGAGGATACGCGATTATTTGTACTTCCCAAATTGCTATTTAAGTCATTAATCGCAAGCTGCATTGTATTAGCTAAAGCCAATGATGGAACCTTATCTGTAGCATCAGATAATACGTTAGATATAGCAGATAACGCTAACTTCTCCCGGTCCAGTTGCTTTAATGCATCAATTGCTTTATTGGCTGCATCGGTTACCCGTTTTATTGCCTGTTCTGTTTTGTTTAAGTTTGTCTCATCCAAATCTGGCTCAGAGTCATTAACATACACAGTAGGTATATATTCTTGGATATTTTCTATGTTATTCATGTAACCTCCTTACAGATTAAATCTAGCCAAATATAAATTGTAGTCAAACGCAGCCCCAGAAGCTCCAATATACAGGTAGGCATTGCCAGTTATTCCGCTTAAGGTAAATGTTTTTTCTTGCTCCCATTCAGCGCCGGAAGAGCTACTTCTTCCAATTGACCCATCAAGTAATATGTCACCTAGATTCGGATTATATCTATATTGCACGCTTGAACCGGACTGATATGCTTCCTCAATATAGTTTTCCACCCTATTCCGGCATACCATAACCTTGCAAACCTTTCCGGTTCCAGACATTTGGACCGTAACCGATTTTACATTTGTAAGGTTGATGGGTAGGTCAAAAACAAATGCGACTGTTTCTCCTGAACCTGCACTTGCTTCTATGTGGTCCTTTGACAGTTTTACCGTACCAGTACCTTGTCTATATGTTGTATACCTAAAATATGTAATACCCTGTGAGCCATAAAATGTCCCGAATAGATATGGGGTATATGGGTCCTCATTTACATATCCTTCCCACAGTCCAGGACCTACGCCTGCAACATATTCACCTTTTTTAATGACCGAAGGGGTTAGGTTTTTAACCGGATTAATAGTGATATCACCATTCCCGTATTTTCCAGCAGTCTTGACCGTGATTTGTTTTGCTCCAGGACCGATTGTCTGTGCATTAAATGTTTCAATGTTCTGGGTGATTTTCCCACCTGAATAATATCCAGGTTCAAGTTTTATTTCCCCGTTTGCCGACAATATAATTGTTGGGGATTTTTTGTCTGGAAGTGTTCCGGTCTGTTTCTCCTCGCTTCCTTTCCCAAGGAATATATTACCTTCCAATACATCCTCTGGCATTGCTGTTAAGTCATCCAGATTCGCCTGACTACCAAATTTATGTAACGCCAACTTCGCCATATACACCATCCATTCCACTAACTTACAAAACCCTGCCATGTACCAGTTACCGCCCCTTCACCTTCACCAACAGTCACGCCATATTTTATCACTTCTGGTCGCAATCCGCTTACTTCCAATACAATAATATCATACATTACGTATTTTCCTTTTGTTTCAATCACCTGTTTACCAGGACCAGGGTCAACAAATCCACCTCTGTATGTTTCAAGGTTTTGGAAGAATGTATCATTTCCATCATGGTATCCAGGCGTAATATTATATGTTTCATTTACGTCCATCTTTTTATTAATCGATTCAACATCTTGCATTGTCCCAGACTGTTCATTATCAGTCCCAGCTCCATAAAATGTTTTTCCTTTTCTGACTCTTGGTGATGTAGCGGTTAGGCCGGTCACATCAACCCCACTTCCTTTAAACGGTAATCCGATTCTCATTGTCATATTCCTTTCAATACAAGTATGAAATCTGCTGTTGGTTTCCTATAATTACATGTAATGGTCACTGATCCATTATTCGTTGTTATGTCGGTGATATACCCCACGCTTCTGTCCACGTCTTTCTGTTGCTGTTCCGAATTAATGACAGGATACTCGAACATTGGCACTGGGACATCCGTATCATTTATACCCGCATTGTTTACAGTCTGTTTATATGGTGCCTGGGTGCTCCACCCAGTTTTAGGGAAATCGAGCCTGATTGCCCCAATCATATCATTAACTGTTCCTTCTATCTTGTTAATGGCCTTATTTGTATTATTGATATCATCAGCAGAGAATATGTCTCCTACCTCCACATATTCGGTTTTATCATCCAATGTAGATAGTCCGGTTTCAGAATCAGTTTCAATTTTGTATTTACGCATTCCAGAAAATTTATCATTTTTATAATCAGTTTTCAAACTCATAGGCTTATACTCCTGTTTCCTAATGTTTTCCTTCCGAGTGTGAATGCAAGATGGTTTGGACCTGGACAGGATTTTACAATCAGATTCCCCAAATCATAAATGATTCTTTCTATAGCGTTGGCCTGATAAATTGATGTGTATGTTATCTTATCAGGGGTTAGCGGGGTGTTGCTGTCTGTATAGTATGCATTCCTTATTGCAACTATATTTTTTCTCAGACGGTCCATTTCGTAATCCGTCCTATGGTCCTGCGGTTTCCATGTCTTAGATACAATCGTATTTCTATATCCGTACTGATTAAGGACATAAGATACCCATTTGATCGCCTGTTCGACACGGTTTAGGTCTTTGTAATCAATGTAAGCCTTGTCGGTTAATTCTATTATGTCTGACTGCGTACGGTCAAAAATAAGGGATTCTAAATACTTACTCATGTATTTTTACCTCTGCCTTAATTTCGTTGGGAGAAAAGCTATAATTATAGCTCTCAATGATACCTGTGCGGTATCCATCGTAATCTGTATCAATCTTGACTTTCTGTCCTAATTTTTTCGTTCCAACAAGCACATCCCCCACCACATTTTCTGCTCGCTGGTAATATGCATATACGCGGTCAAGCACTTGCTGCGCATTTCCGCTATAAACTAATGTTGCATCTGTCACTTCGCGAATATTTTTGTTAAATACAATATCTGGATTTTCCTTAAGGATTGAAGTGGTAAGATGGTTATATCTCTTACCAGTTAGTGTTACATTGCCACCGGTTCCAGTTATATAGGCATAGTTATCACCATACTGAGCAATGGTACCACCAGTTATCTCCAAACTGTGATAAGGTTCACTAAAAATAACTTCTGCCGTGCCATTCAAATTATCATTATACAATTCCTGCGTTTCGTTTGATTTCTGATAAGAATGGACTGTCAAGCGGATTCCAGTGACAATATCAGAATGCTCCAATGTAACGCCAGAAAATACTTCATCATTTAAAAATTCATCACTCAAAGCATTTTCTTGCGGATATATAACAATTCCATCGTAATTGCTTGTATCTGCAATAGCTCCAATAGAAAAGCATATGTATACTAACGCGTTTCTCTTTGTGGTATACGGTATGTAACCATAAAGCGGAATATCTGAGAATGATTCATCCAACAAATAATTAAAATCTTCATTCTCAAATATTTTCTCTAATACCTCAGAAACCGGCTGGCCTGTATATATTCCTCCAGTGAACTCATTACCATCCAATACACCCACTGCATCATGCGCATCCATATGGTAATCTGTTTTGTTTTTCCTTGCGCCGTTTTTAAGATAAAAATTTCCTATCAACTCACCGTTGAAATATAAAGTAAGTTTCTGCTTTTTCTGTAAATCAAACGGTATATCGGATGTTGTTCTGACCGTGAAATTTAAGGTGTTAATACTTATGCTTTCTGATATTGCATTGATTTCTTGCAAACAGTTTCTTTCCAATAATTCGTTGTCCAGAAAATCACGGTATATTCCATAATCTATTCTGGTAACAAATACTGGCCTTATGGGTTTTGATGTCTGCAAAAACGTGATTTCCAGTTTGTTATATCCTCTCACATAGTTATTACAAAAATATCGAACTGAATCCGGGGAAAACTCCATATCTGACAATAGGTTATTATCCGCATACCACTTTACTCTCATTCGTGCGCAATAATCTCCAGACATCATATTAAAAGTAAAAAGCAGTCCTACACTGGTGAATTTTTGATTAAAGGTTACTGTCAGCATGGGGGATTCAATTAACTTTTCAATTGTTGATTTAGGATATAAAAACATTCCTGGATGCAAACCTATTTGGGGCTTAAGTCCTTGGCTTTGCTTAACATATCCGAACAATCCTTGTTCATTTGATACTTCTGGGCTTATATATCCATACGGAAGCGGATTATCTGGAAAATTGATATACTTTCCATTCAACAGAGAAAAACGAGGAAAGCATAGAGCATATCCAGGATAAGAAATATCATCTCGCTTTAATTCTGGAAATTCTTGCTCTGTTATTGTCCCACGCGGATGTAAACCAGGGCCTGGATGAAGCCCTATTCTTGGTCTTAATCCAGGTCTTGTAATGGATGCTGTACTATTTTCTTTGGCATAAGGGGCCAAGTCGTCATAAACAATCTTTAATCCCTCAGTGTTCTGTTCTGCGTCAGATAATATGGATTGCTTTAAAAACACATCACGGCCTCCTCTGCGGCTCCATAGCGGTAAAGGTAATAGATAACCCGGTCCAATGGTTACGCTGCCCTTCTTTTCCATTCTTGTTGATTTTTATTTCATCATCCCCGCTTGTTATGTATGCCTCAAACTCTTTGGTTTCCTGTCCATAAGGAAATACCATATCGTGAGACTCAACCGGAGCAGATATGATTTCATAAAACGTATCATAGTCAGCCGGATTACTTCTTTCCGCATCAATATCAAGCGTATAATTGTAAAATGTACCAATGATATCCCGGTGCATCCGGTAAGACTGCAAACGGCCAGAATTTTCACTATCTGCGACCGAAAAATTTCGCTTTAAGGATTTTACCCATAGACGGAGGTTGACACCGTCTATGGTAAATACTCCGTTTCCATTCTGCGCCATTATGCACTCCCTTCTGTTACCATCGTTACACCTACACGGTTCTTTTCGTTTTTCCCAAATTTAACCACGAGCTGACCAAACCTTGTACCATCAAGTATTAGCTCTGCTTTGGCAATCTGATTTCCACCAGATATATTGCTTTCTGCCAGTGCTTCTTTAAGGGCTTGCTTCATAGTTGATAGCGGGGATACCACTTCTGTTTCACGGTTGTTATCTCCCAGAATAGCAGCAAACATTCCAGCCCGTGGTGGTACTACTGTTCCGGTTGCAAGCATCGGCATTTTATATGGAACCGCTGCATAAGCAGACATGGGATAGGCACCTCTTCCCCCATACCCACCAGAATATCCGGCAGATGCAGCACGCTTACCAGCATTAATTGCTATTGTAGCAGCAGCTATTCCAGCGGCTAATGAAGCAGCTACAACACCAGCGCCCACGCCACCAGCCAAAGCGCCCAAAGCAACCGCCAAGATTCCTACTGCCGAAGCCGCTGCCAGTATACTTGCTATGACTTTTTCTGTTGGGGACATGTTGCTCCAGTTTTTGGCCAACACAGCAATCAACGATATTATGCCTGATATAGCAAGGACAAGGGGATTTATATTTGATACAGTCCTTGCTAAAAGTGAAATAACACGTTCTCCAATTGCTAAAAATCCTCCAAGATTGCTTATTAATTGTCCTATTCCCAATACAAATTCTGAAAACTTCCACGCTGCAAAAAATGCCAGCACTGCAAGTGTAATATTTTCTACCAGCGTTTGATTCCGGATTACCCAATCAGAAAATTTTGTAAGCCATTCTACAACTTTTTCTAATGCAGCTATGATAACTGCTCCGGTCCACTCTCCTAATGGCTGTAAAAATTCTTCCCATAACCATATTCCCAAAGGCTTAAGTGCATCAATCACACTATGTATTGCTTTTAATGCTGCCGCAATTAAATCAAATACTGCCGGCAATGCTTGTTCTATTCCCCATTTTGCAATTGGAAGCAATACATTGTTAAGAAACCACAATAATAAATTTCCAACATCTGATACAATGGGTTTTATAGCAATTAAAATCCTGTCAAAGCTTTCCAGTAAAGGTGAAAAATCCAAATCCGTAGACCATTCTTTCAAACTTTCTGATGCCTGACGGAAAAATCCTGTTATTTCAAGAATGATATCCCCCAGGTGTCTTAAAATGTTTGTCCCAGTGTCACCGGATACCCATGCCTTATCAAAATTAGTAACTAAATTACCCACTGTATCAACAAGATTAGCAAAAGTAATTATTAAGTCATCCGTAATTGCTTTCCCATATCCCTCTGCGTTCCACACCTGCATGAATGATGCACCTACATCACTTGCAAGCTGTTTAATAGCAGAGAATGTATTTTGCAACGAACTCATTACCTGTGGACCATTTTCAAGCCATGATTCTTTAAGCGGGTCGAACAGTTTCCCAAGCGTATTCTTTATCGCTTCGGCCTGCAACTTAATATCGTTGGATACTTCCTCGGTGGCAAACATATCCTCAGGTTTAAGCTCGTTCTTATCTTCACTTTTTTTCTTTCCCGTTGTAATCTGTATCAGCTTATCAAATGGCGCTAATGCTTTTTCTGTTTCTTTGGCTGCATCTTTTGTTTCGTCTTTGGTTTTGTCCAGACTGTCCGCGTAATCCTGCTGGACCTTAACCGCTTTAACAAATGTATCCTTCCCGGTTAATGCTGCCAGCAGTTGCGCCGTCCAGGTAACGGCTTGGGATAGCAAATTGATAAACTGTGCTAGGGCCGGAGCTGCGTATTCCACCAACGGAGAAAAGGCTGTGCCAAAAGAGTTTTTAAGCTGGGTCATACTGGACATCAGCATGGATAACGCTTTATTGGTATCATCTGAATACTGGGCCAGATTATCCATACCTTCTTTTAATCCGCCCGTTACTGCGGAAATAGCACGGAATACAGTGCTAAATAAGATAGATGTTGCAAGCATTCGGCCCAATCCAATTCGTGCGCCACGGGATGCTTTCTCGGTACCTTTTAATGATTTATTGAGTTTGCTTCCACTTTTACTTGCTTTCTTTTGCTCATTATCAACACCAAGCAAATTTTTCTTGTAATCCTGCATGGCTTTTTGGGCCCGCTGCAATCCAGCAAATGCTTTATCATATGGTGCATCTCCAAGTCCATAACCAGCTTTTTCAGCGTAATACAACGCATCTTTATACCGGTCCACTTCATCTTGCAAATTGCGCACACTTGGAGAAAGACTTTGTATGGATTTAGAAGCAGATGAAAATGTATGTTTCATAATGCCCGGAATATCCTTAAAAGCCTGAGGTAGCAATTTTATATAATCCATTGTGCCGGATAGCGTCCTTTTGATATCTTCGCTTCCTGTTTTTGCACCATCCGTTTTGATTTTAGTATCTATTAATACAGTTCCATCAGGTTGCAAAGATATCACCTCACTTTAGCAACTCTGCAAAATAATCAAATTCTTCTTTAGATTTGTCAGTGGATTTTTCAAGTTCACATAGCTTTTTATTGTTCTGTAAAAACTCCTGCTCCCACTTTTCTAAGCGCTTCCCTTTTGACAGTTTCTGCCGGATAGAAAGGACCTGAGAAAACAATCCGTCCCCAATTTCCATGAACCATCCGTAGAAAGTCCACCAATGGATTATCTGGCATCCGCGTGTTTCAAACCCTGCAATCCTGTTAACCGCCGGGAAAATAATTCCTGCGTCCTGTTCCCAGTCAATTACGCGCGGTGATGGAGTATCTTCATGCACCACACCACAGTCGATAAACCATAATGCTTTTTCTGCCGCTTCTGTTAAATCCTGCGGAGGCGGGATAACGGGCCAGTAAAGAATTTCAAGCATTGCTTGTGTTTTCTCTGGGTCAGACAATTCTTCATCCGCAAAGGCTGATAAAATATCTAATATTGCCCGGAAGTCCTCACGAATTTCATAATTTACCCCATTAACAGAGAGAGAATATGGGAGGGACCACGCTGCACTCATTTAACAGGAAATGGATATTTTCCAGGACCAGCATTATACTGTTGTGTATATTTCCCGGCTTTACTTTCCATTTCCGTGAAATTTTTACCCGTTTCCTGCTCTATAATTTTTTTAACGCTCTCAAGTATCACCAGCGCCCAAGGGTCGCCATTTTCCATAGGGGTAAATGGACTAGCGATTTTGAAGAAGCCAGAAGTATCTGCGTTAAATAGATAATCAAATTTTTCCTGAAGCGACTTTGCATATTTATTAATTATCTCTAACGACATTTCTTCCTTCTTCTTGTTATCAAGAGTTGTTTTTAATTCCATCCACATATCCTCGAATGCTTTATACACATTCTGCTGCCGCTCGAATATGTCAAGGTCGGTTGGAACAAATTTGAAAGTTGCCAGCACATCTCCATGCTGGTCCGTAAAATCGTAGTATTTAACTGGGCTTTCAATATTTATTGGAATATTAGGCATAATTTATCCTCCTTTACTCTGACAAAGAAGCTCCATCAGCCGTAAAAGTCATCGTTTTAGGGTTTACAGCGCCAAGAGTCCTATCACCTACATAGTGCACCGTATGCGTTGCAGAAACACCTTTCAGGCCTCCTGCAAAGTCTCCCAACTCAACAACACCCTCCTGCACCCATGCACGCATATTTCCGGTACTATCGGTTTTGTATCGCTTTACACAGAGATATTTCAATCTCAAATCTGACAGAGTTGCCCTTTCTTCCATGAGCGTATCTATCTTCTGAGCGTATTTACTTTCTCCAGATACATTGGTTGGGTCCACTGTCATGCTTTCTGCATAGCCGGTGATGTCATAGTTATTATTTCCAAGCACATCCTGGCTTTCTTCCGTCTCTGGATTCATCGAAATCGGCATATCTTCAACGCCTTTTCCAATAATTTCAAGTTTATCTTTTGTGATATTTGTGGTGCTTCCATCAGTTATCCAAAAGACCATAAAGTCTTTTCTTTTTGCCTCTCCATCGGCATAAGTCCATGTTGCCACTGTCTTTCTCCTTTCAAATAAAAATAGAGCCATCACACAAGGCTCTGCGTCTTAGCGTCTGGCTCTACCATCTTTCAAAATCATATTTATATTCTATCGATACCGGAAGTATCCAATCCTGCACACCACTTTCCTGAGGTTCCAGGCCATAAGAGTTATCACGGGTAACTTTGGTTATCTTCCTTCCCTGGGATAATGTGGGATAATTTGATAATCGTTGCTCACTCCCATCAATCACAACCGGCTCCCGGCATAACCACTTTCCAAATGTATCAAGAAATTCCTGTATGCTCATTTTCTGGCGCTCTTTTGTGGATGATGTACGGTATATAATATAGAAAGGATACTGGCAGGTCTGGTGAACTCCTCCAATCACGTCCTCTGTTTCAGAAAAGATTAAAGCTCCGTTATCTGCCGAAAATGCAATTCCGTAATCTTTTTCTAGTTCTTCAAATTTAACAGCTTCATATTCATATAAACCTGGAAATTGATTAAGCAACGCCTTTACCGCGGTCGTTAATACATCATAACCGCTTGCATCTTTCCCGATTGGTTTTCGTTCATCATCCACGTTTTCCACCTCCAGCAGTTTTCTTGGCTTGCTTTATCCACTCTTTACCATCTGCTTTTTTGGCTGCGTCAAACCATTTAGCTTGTGCCTTAGGATGCGCTGTTTTGGTATATTGTAAATCCTCTTTTGCTTTGGTTTTTCCGCTATACTGGCTAACCAGCACTTTCTTTTCACCTTTTTTTGCCCATGTACTGCCTGTCACTGGGCTAACCATAGTTTTGCCCAGATATAAAAACCAACTAGTAATTCCATAGGCAGCATACACTTTTCCAATTCCTTGTATTGTGGCGCTTTCGGCTCTGGTAACATCCACAAAATCGCCTGTAACCATAGGCATAAAAGGAACCATACTATTCATGACATTTCCATCAAGCTCATACTGCGCACGCTGGAATTGTTTATCAAATCGGGATAATTTGAGCGTAATCTTTATCTCTCCATCAACAACGGAAAAGCCTTTAAAATGTGTTGTTTTGCTCGCCATATTATTTCCCCAATATCTCAAAGTGAGGAATCACAGAGTATGGACCTCCAACAGAGGATACCAAATATACAAAGTCATACCGGTTGTTCATATAGGCATAAAAACCGTCACGATAATCTTCATCATTTACCGGACCACTATCCCATACTCCTTCCCAAAAAAAGCAATCGTCTGAAAAATCGAATGTAATGGTATCGTCCAACAAATCATTTACCTGTCTCCTCCACTCCTTCGGAGGGAGCCAGGGCAATTCTTTACCGTCTGCATCGCGGATTATCTGTTTACCGTCTTGTAATTCGTAAACTATGTGTAATTCGGCATTATCCGTGCTATCTACCCCATACTTTTTTAGTATTGCGCCTTTGTCGGTATTAAGGTCAACACCAGATAATACATGGGGATACCAAATACCAATGCCAGTTGTGGATGATTCATAATAGTTAAAAACAGTCACCGTGGCATTGTACATAAGGTATCCCCTCCGTTATTTATTCATCTGCTTATACATCTGGTTAACCCCCGTAGCCGCCAGACCAGACACAGCGCCTACCGCTACAGCCGTGATATAGTCAGTTGCCGGGAAATCTGGTATGGTTCCCATTCCAAGCGCGCCCAAAGCGCCACCCACTACAGCCATAATGACCGGAATCCATTCGTCCGGTATCTTCTTTGCCGCTTTGCATCCAAGACCAACCACATAGCTTAAAGCCACAATAGCCACACATGTTCCCAATGTCGTTATATCCATATCTACCCCATTCCGGCGTACAGCAATGGAACGCCATTATTATCTCTTACTCCCATCAGATACACCTTTGCAGTATCATACAAGAGCTTATTAGTTGCCTGTTCATCCCCTGCCGCAGAGTATACAGTACTCCAGGCTTTAGCTCCGTTAGCTATTTCAGAAGGGGATGCATAGCTGACTGATTCGGAACCGGACGACTTTGACGTGATAACGCCTGTGGTTGCGCCGCCGGTCCCGCTGGTTATACTTCCCGCGGCGGCAGATAGCGCCTGTTTTTCTGCCAGTTCCAAACCATACAGCTTATCAGCTAAGGCACATACGGCTTTCTTGATTTTGGTTTGCGCTCGTTCATTGTCTGGGAGGCCATAAACCAACCTATCTCTAGTTACAATGTCAAGAAAGTCGCTTGCCCGTTCTGCTTCTTTATCAAATGATTGAGAATCCGGTATGGCGCTGCCGTAGTATTTTGTTGTGTAAAACTCATAATCAGCATAGGCCATGCCGGTTCCTCCTTACTTACTTCGTGCTTTCTTACTCCCTGTCAGTTCTTCGCCGTCAGCGTCCAGGGATAAAGTGCTGGCGGCTACGCTCCCCCCGCGCTGATGCTTCCAACCACGATTCCATCAATTCGCTCTGCAAAAAGTTCAATTCCAGACACAACTGTATCTGATGCAGTCATATTGGTATAATCTGCCTCTTCATGAATTCCAATATATCCAGTTTCGTCAGAAGTGAACGAAAATGCTTCGTTTAAATCAGCTCCATTTACTGGGATATAATACAATACAATGTTGTCAGCAGCCGTTGCGTATATTTTTCCTTTCGGAACAGAACTATTAAAAAATACAGTTCCAAGACCCAGGAAGTTTTCCACATATGTCATACCAAATGCGGTCTGTAAAGTAATGTTTGCAGATGCAAGGTAATCTGCTATATCCAATGGGTTAAGAAAATAAACGGACTGGATTTCATCATCTTCAAAAAGCACTTGTAATTGTCCCCATGCCTGAGCAAGAGTTGCCTGAAAACTAGCACCAGTTGCTGTCCCTGTACCCGTTGCCAAAAAATCAAAGAAATCTTTTCGGATTCCTTTCTGAACATCTCTTAGCATCTCATCTGTGGTCATATCCACTGCCTGTTCATATCCTCGGTCGATAATGGCTTCGGCTGATGTTGCTTTTCTCCATTTATGCAGTGTGATTTCTTTGTATGTGACAGGCTCTGTTTTATACTTTGACAGTGGAATGGTGTCTCCTTCTGCCACTTCCCCATTTTCCAATGTTCCAGCCGCCTTATAAGATTTAAGGACAGTACCGGCCTGTTTCGAAATCTTTCTTGTTACACCCAGTGCTTCCGTTAATTTTTTAAGGGAATAGCCAAACATATTGGTAAATTCGACTTCGCGCACCTTGGCTAAGTCGGATTTTTTAATTAAATTTACTTCTGCTGCCATTATTTATCTCCTTCAAATAAATGCATGTTTTGAGCTATGGCGGTGCGGCGTTCCCCCCGGTCCTTAATAGCCATAATCTCATCTTTACTCATGGTGCCAGAACTATTCGTTTTTTTAGGTGCAGTAAACCTCGCCATGTTCTGCTGTACCTGCTGCTGTGCACCATCAACAAAAGCCGAAGCATCTTTTTCTTTCATTTGAGACAAAAGGTCATTCAGCCCCAGAATTTTACCATCTTTCAGTTTTAAACCGGCCTCTTTTACTTCTGCCATAATTGCCCGCTTTGCTGCCTCACTGGAAAATTTAATCCCTTCAAATTCTGTCTTAAGCGCATCCGCGAAATCACGTTCATAAAGCTGTGCCTGGGCGTTCTTTTCGGCTTCTGTAGCTTTTTGTTTCCAGTCAGACAGTTCTTTCTGCATCGTCTCCAGGTCAACCCCTTCAAAGCCTTTCAGCGTTGTTTCTGCTGCTTCTGCTTTTTCTTTCCAGGTATCCCGTTCGGATGTAAGATTGTCATTTTCTTTCTGCAACTTTTTAAGGTCTTTTCCATTTTCAGCCATGACAAAAGATATCTGTTCCTCTGTTAATCCCTGTGCTTTTAATTCTTCGGTTTTCATTGATGATTCTCCTTTTCCGTTATTAGGTTATTTGTAGGTGTGTAACCGTCCACCAACGGTTTGCCATTTTGTAGGACTTGGCGTGTCCCAAAACGCACATGCCGGAAATTGCATCCGCTTTTCAACCTCCAGGCCGTTTACTCTATGAGCTAGGACCTGTTTCTATTAAGGACATGTGCTATAGGAAGGAGGTTCAAATATAGTAAAAAGCCACACAAACTACATTGCTGTAATCTGTATGGCTCTGCGACTGGCGACTGGCTCTATTTAATGCTCTGCATTCTTTTTATTTCACTTCCATATATATCCATTATGGTTGTATTCCTACACTTTGGACAAAACACAGGTAAATTCTTGGCTTCGGTATCTTTTCTGATTTTTGTTCTCGTCTTATTACTGCATATGGGGCAGTATACCCAACCATCCTTGACCATGCTTTTACCCTTTCTGCTTATTCCTACTCCCATTTTACCTTATTCAAAAAAAATAATCGTCCCCACATTTTTTAAAGGCGGTAGGTAAAACCTACCGCCAATGTGTTACATCATATTGCGAAGCTTTTCAATATATCGCTTCATGGTTTCTCTTTCTTCCCGGCAGTCAGCATCTTTGGACATTTCTCCTATTTCCTCGGTCAATTCATCCATGTGATGTTCAAGTGCCGCAAGCATACGCCGCTTGCAATCTTCATCTTTCCCACCGCTTCGATAACTCTGTTTCTGGTTCATGTAATCGTCATAGGCTGGACCATTTGCGCGGCTGTAATGTCCTCTGACGTAATGTTTCCCACGTGTTCCACGGTACGAACTATCATTATCATATCCCTGATACATTCCATCAGCACGACTATAACGTCCGATGCTGTCACGCTTGTTGCGTGCTTCGCTGTATTCTCCACCGTCCATTTCGTCCATTACCTGATTGTAGTACTCTTTTTTGCACTTCCAGTACTCCACGTTCTCCATGTCTTTCCACATGTCAATCAGTTTGTATGCGTTTTCAAGGTTGCTGGTGTTCAGGCCCTTCTCCGCAATATTGTCCAGCTCTTCGTGGATTTTTTGCATTAATTTATAACTCATAGCCTTACCTCCTTAACCTATTCTGCTAACTACAAGGTTAGCGTCTGATACTGTCGCCGCTGCGGTTCCAACGTTTTTCACCGACAGGGTAGCACAACATGGCTTGCACACTCGTACTTCTACAGTTGCTGCTCCATTGATTGTTGCGCCGGCGGCAACCGTGTTCTGGATTCTTGCACCGGGAATGCCTTCGCCGTCCTGCTGTACTTCAAAAATAACGTCACCTGCTGCGGCTGCGGAAAAGTTTCCGTTAAATCCTACGCGGTACAGGCCAGGAAGCAAAACTACCCTACCAGAGAGTGCCTCATGCCTTATGTTTGGACAATTGCAAGAATATATCCTGTTTGCTGCAAACAGAACGCTTGCATTGACTGCAACAGTCTGTGTCCCAGCAGTTACAAAATCTGCCATAATAAATCCTCCTTATATGCACAGAAGGGCAAGCTTATGCATACCCTTCCATGTGTGTAATACTACTGTTCAGTAGACATGTCCTTTTCGGACAAGATACGCAATATGCGGTTGTTTTGGTCGATAATCTTTTCCATGTATTCCTTATTCTCCTGTTGCAATGCTTCCATAATATCATTATTTGACACATCACCAACAATCAAAAGCAAATTTATCATTTGCAATGCAGTTGCATACAGAGCAAGATTATCGTAAAACTGTTCGTTTCTCATTAGCACCCGCATCCAGTATTGTATCCACAACCACAGTTAGAGGCATATGGATATGGCGCTGGAACCGTATAAGCCGGTACAGGCTGCGGCTGACGAAGCTGTGCAACGATTGAGTTACCAACTGCATCAATAAATCCGTTCTGGGCAGTCTGGCTTGCCTGGAATCTAAGGGTTTGATTCTCCGCCTGTAAGGTAGAAATCTTATCCTGAGTTAAGAAGTCAAGAATAGCTCTTGTATTGCTGTTGTTGTTGTCCAGAATATCCCTAGTTGCGGTCTGAATGGTGTTTCTGGTATCGCATGACTGTGTAGCCAGGTTATAATTTACACCATCAATTGCGCGCTGTGTCTGGCAGCAGCAATCATGGAGCTGATAGCCCATCTGGCATAAGCTACGGTCCACTCCGCTGAAACCGCTGGTAATGGTGTTGTTCAGCGCATACGTGCTATCACAAATGCCCTGCTGAATACCCCTTATACCATTTTCGATTCCGTTGAGGGCAAATCCCTCATTGATGTCTGCACGTGTTGCTAATCCCTGCAATCCTGCACCTCCTGCTCCATTGTTTCCAAAGCCGTTTCCATTGCCCCAGCCACAGAAAACAAATAAGAACAGTATAATAATCCACCATGCGCCGCCATCTCCAAAGCCATCATTGTTGCGGTTTGTTCCTCCTGTAGCGGCGGCAATGTCTGCTAAACTATAGCCTGAATCCATAATTGTCTACTCCTTTAAAATATATTTACAAAATCATGCGCATTGATTTATGTACTATTTTTTCATGCTATTAAGCATCTGCTGAAACTGCCGGGCCATTTGTTGGGCCCGGTCTAACTGCTGCTGAGTTATCTGGCCAGACTGTAGCATCTTCTGTACTTCTTCTTGAGGGTTTCCCCTGAAATTTTTTTTAAACTCCATGAATTTCTGTATCATTTGCATAGGGTTGTTTCCCCCACCCATTCCAGGCATTATTCCACCCATTGGAGAGCCACCACCAAGCATATTAAATAATGGATTCATTTATCTATTTCCCCTTTCCTGTTGGTGCTGTACTGGTTTCTAAAAGTCCATATAATTCATCATATTTTGCCTTTAAATCCTGATACTCATTTCTGGTAACATACTTTTCATCCAGATTTTCAGCCGATGTAGATTCCTTTTTCCGTCCATTAACAATCTCTTTATATTCAAAAGTGCGGAGTGTTGGCATACCTGCTGCATCTGTTGTTTTAATATAAAAGTACTCATTTTCGCTATCCATCAGTAATATGGATGTGCTTGGCGCTACTAAATACGACTTTGCCCCGGCTTCACCCTGCACCCATAATATTCCCTGGTTGGTCTGCGGGACCTGTGAAACCTGCGTCTGTTGCGGCATTTGGTATGGTGCCTGTAGCTGCTGCAATCGGTCCATAGGTGGTTGCATCTGTGGCTGATAAGGATATGCGTTTGGATATGTATTCAGATAGTTTGGATTGATAAATGGTTGCGGCATTATATCCCCTCCGTTCTTTTATAATCCAATTATCCCATAAAAAATAAGCCCTTGACAGGTCGTCAAAGACTTATAAAAGTATCACGCAAGTATCAACATAATCGGATTATTTTGTTGTTTACTTTTCTGCTCAATCTCTTTGCTGTGGATACACTTACATTCATTAATTCAGCGCAATACTCCAAAGGATAGTTCTTGGCCCGGTACTCAAACAGTGCCCGTTCTTCATCCGTAAAGTTACAATATGTACGAAAATAGTTTAGTTCTGGCACTGTAAAGTCATATACCTTCAACGCAACGCTCCTTAAATACCTTCTGACAAATGCTTTATCATAGCTTCTTTGGTTTTTTTTAAACCCTCTATGTTGTTACCGGTTATACGATTATCAATTAATGCTATCATTCCTTGGCATAAAAGAGATTGCATATCTCTTATTTCTTTGATAGATTTATAATCATTTTCCACATTTATTTCTAATTTATCCACTCGATTTTTTAGCTTAAATGCCGGATGCAACAATTTGTATATTACGGCTCCTGCGCCTCCAAGAGTAATAAGCCAACCGCATACAACCATAATAGAGTTTAATGTTTCCATAAATTATCGCCTTTCCCAGTAGTATATTGGTATTTCTTGACCGCTGTCCCATGTGTCCCAGTAAAATCCATCCACAACCGTTACCACATGACCATCAAGCCCAAGAACAAATACTCCGTTTTGGTGGTCTGCCGAAAATTCTTCCACGGTATAATCTTCTGGATATTCGTCTGGTATAATGTTTCTCCGAAACCCGTTGCGCCTGAGATATGTCCCCCACACGCTGTTAGCTGACGGCATATCTGATTTCTCGCACGCCACCACCATAACACCAGCAAAGACGGTTTCCCAATCCTGTCCGGTTGCTTTGCAGATTGCACGTATGGCACAGTCGCCTACACGCTGATTACGGACTGGGTTAGGGTTATATGGTTTCCATCTATTCAAATTAATTCCCCTTTCGCATTTTGATACCGCCTTGCCGCCCCTCTGGCCTTTGCGGCCTGTTCACGGCTCCAGCGGGCAATCTGTAACCGTTCCTGCTGGGTGCGTAAGTCATTCGCTTTGCAAAATTCGTTGTATGCTTTATTCTTCCGCTGTAACAGATACGACTTTCGGTCAAGGTCAAGCTGCATTTCAAATTTAACTGATTCGTCCTTGCATTTATCCACGGCCTCTTGCATCCCAATGACTTCGCGTTTGGTCTTTCTGATGCGCCGTTCAAGCGTTCTCTGTCGCTTCTCCAGCTGCTCAACCTTGTAGTTGTCTGCGGTCTGTATGTCTTTGTATGGATTGTTTACCCCATCCCCACTGCCAAAACTATGACGGCAGTTCCATCCGCATAATCCTTCACCCGTTCCATAGCCAGTCTGAGAAAACGGAGGAAAGTGCTTATCCTTTCCGGTCCTGCTGTAAAACTGCCCTTGCCACCACAAATGATTTCCTGGATTCTGGCCACCATCCCCAGTTCTGGCCCCAATGTGCGCCGACACCAGTATGATATCCCAGTCCATTTCTTCCATTCGCTTAATAGAGATATCGCCTGTAGCCTGGGCTACTCCAGTACGTACTGCACGCGCTGTAGCGGTCTCTATGGTATCTTTGTGGCCCGAAGGATAATGTACTATCACTCCATCAGATACCACATTATTAACTGCCTCTTTGACGGCCTGTGTGTACGATACAGCCCCAGAAGATACAAGATGGTAAGCATTATCGCATTCGTTAATAAATAATCTTTGAGCAGATTGCGCAGTTGTCCTAGTGTAGTTTTTCCATTCCCCTAATGTTGCCAGGTAATTGCGTTCCATCAGCCGAATAAGGGCCGGGGATTGTGTCAGGGGCATAGGAGACAGGCCGGCGGCCTCGTATATTCTGTGGTCGTATTCCAGAGCTTTTATCCCGGCATCCTCCATAGCCGCTTTAATCTCTTTCTCCTGCCTCTTGGTATACTTGGATAACTCTGCTGTTATATCCTCCAGCAGATATCCTGCATCCTGCAATACCTGTATGCGCCATCGGTCAGAGGATGTAAGCAAGTAATCATCACCGCGCCCAATACGTATCATCATGCGGTCTATTATCTGACGGATAATATATGTATGGAGTTGTGAGGCTATTTCTTCGCTTCCTTCTGCGATTCTTGCAAGGTAATCAGGGCTTAACATTTACCCTTCCTTCTTTCCCTTATGCTTAATCGACCATTCAAACACTTTCGGGGCAAATGGACCAAGTGGTATATTGAATACTATCCAAATTAATAAGTTTCTCAATTTATTCCTCCTCAAACATCCTCGGCCCATCCTTCGGTTGTGCTTCCTGTACCATAGCCTTTGCATCTTCCTCGGATAACCCTTCAAACTTCTGGAAATACATCCAGGGTGGTACCTTCCCCTGCACAACATACTGCCACCATCTTGCTCTGTCCTCTTCACGATTGTATGTAATGTCCCCAAAATCATATGTGATTTCGTAGTTGCCGGCGGGTGCCAGTCCGTACAGGTCAGCATATACATTGAGCGCATATATTGCGCCATCAAGGCAACTTTCCAGTTTGTCGCGCACATCCTTAATTAACTGGATAGTGCGGCGGTCATCAGCCTCTACCTGTGTGGCTGTGACCATTCCTGTTTTTTCATCAAGCACAAAGTACCCGTTGGAATATCCACACTTAAATCCAACAAACGAAAGTAGGTTGTTTATTCCAGTAATTCTGATATCAGTATTCAATGATGGAACAATCTCCTGATAGAAAGACTCCGTTCCATTTCCAAATACATTTTTTACATAATGAGGAAGCTTTTCGTTGCTCATACCAGCATAGCGCCCCTTAATGTTTGTACCGCTTCCAAACATTAGCTGGTCATCTGCCAATATGATTTTCTCACTGTCAAATATTTCACCCACATTCCGACTATATGCCACATCAAGGTCTTTTAATTCCTCTATAGCCTCGGCATATATTGACAATCCTAAAGGTGATGAAATATCCAAATTATTAGCCTGTGGAGTGCGTAGTATGCCAAACATGGGACCATCGATTTTATCATTATTTGCTTTAAGTATAGGTGGTGTCTCTGGAAGTAAGTCAGACCATTTAGTCCTGTTTAATGCTATCGGGTCCCCCACACTTTTTGCAGAGCGAGACACATAAGCTCTATTGGATATGTAATATGGGTAATAGGTGTTCTCCCCATCTTTGACTTCGACAAACCGATGATACTCAAATCGGGTATAGTATTTGTCATTTTTGCTGTAGCTATCCTTGAACACGATTCCATATATACCTTCATTGTCGCAATCCGTAATGATAAAATCCATTGGTGTGAATATGTCCAGTCCCTTACCATTTGGCTTAAGGATGATTGTGCCGTAGGCCATACCATATTCTACCCAGTGACGAATCTGGAAATATATCTTATCAATCTGCTCCTGGAGCCATGCCGCCCGCGCGCTCCCATCAACCTGTATTCCGATTGCCAGGGTAACAAGCCGGGCCGTCTCGGAGCAGATGGCCTTTGCAAAATTAATTGTCTTAACGTTATCGTCAGCATTCACCCAATAGGGAGTACCCCGGTAGATATTGGCGCACTCTGTAATCTTGCTTTCCATCTCCGGGGATACCACTGATTCAACATTAAAATCTTCTTCTGCCTGTCGCTTGAATATCATTCCTATCACCTTTTTAGCCCATGTTATTAGTCCCATTTAATCACCTAATTTTTTCTGCTATTTTTTCGCCTATCAAAAACGCAAGATTAAATGTGCCAAAGATTAGAAGAAGAAATAGTGTCAACGGCCAGAAGAACAATGGAAGCAAAGAAGGCTTTCCGTTTACTTGCATGGCCCCAGAAACAATAGTGCCAATTAACAAATAAATTATAATCAATATATAAATCATGCGCTGTTTCCTCTCATCATTGATAGCGGGCTTGTAGCATAACGGAGAGCATCAATCCAGTGGTCATTTCCATCTGGGTAATCCGCTATTACTTCTCCGTTTCCGTCTACCTCATGCTCATACTCTATTATTTCCTTGTATGCTCGTGGCGTGCGGGCCGGGTCTATAACGATTGTACGGCACTGCAACCACTCAAAGGTATATTTCCTGCTTCCTGGTGTTACAATGGCTTTACGTGCCGGTAAACCAGCGTCACGGAAGTCTATAATGCTTTCTTCTTCATCCACACCGCAATAGATTGTATAATCATCGTACCCAGCCGTCTGTATATCCTCAGCCATCTTGCTGTTACGAATTTTACAGCCACCCATTTCATCAAGCAACACAACCAATTCTTTGTTTGGTATGTAAGCGGCCCGGATAAAGGCTTTTGGGTCCGGGAACCAGCCCCAGTCTTGCCCCTGGTATATGCTTTGGTATTTCTGAATTTCCTCGTCTGTGATTGTCCGTACATCCAGCATATCAAATATATTTGTACCAAGTCCAACCGGCAAGCCTAAATACTCGTGGTTGTATGCCCGCTCATTGGTGGCTTTAAGATGTTCTGCGCGTTCAATAAACATTTCTCCCAGCCATTCAACCGGTACAGAACGGTAATCGCTTTTATGCCTATACGCGCTATCGTCTGGAGTATTTACATACTGATTAGCCCAGTTGCTTTGGCTGATGGGTGGGTTGAAGGATTTAAATACAACAAACTTGCTGCCACCACGCAATACTGACTGCTCAACAGTTCGTATTTCCTCCGGTCCTGCAAATTCGTCCAGTTCTTCACAATTTTGTTACGCATATACCGTTTCCGTATACACTCACCATATTACTATGGTGTTCAGACTATATCATGTAAATGGAATCTGTTACCAATTCCACTCACCCCACTTTTTCAACCTCACTCGAGGCTTACTCTACTCGTTCTCAGTTATAGATTTCTCTATAACCTACCTTTCGATAGTCGTTGCACATTATTATTCGACATTCTTATAGCTTTTTCTTCTTACGCATTTATCAATTACAGAAGGACTTACATTATATTTTTTTGCTAGAGCGTTCATTCCAAACTCTTTATCATGTCCCTTATAAATTCTGCGAATTTCTCTCACTTCATCTTCGCTCAAAACATGATTCCCTTGTAAATATCCTCGAACTGGCTTTTTTAAGCCATTTGCATAAGCATGCTGCATTTGCTCCTCGCGGGTAGCCCATTCTAAATTGTCTGCGTTGTTATTGGATTTATCTCCATCAATGTGATTAACTGTAGGTTTATTTTCTGGGTTATTAACAAAAGCCTCAGCCACAAGCCTATTTGCTCGCTTTGTGTACTGTTTGCCATTCATGCACAAGTTGTACCATACATAACCATCATGCGATACTCTTTGCTTTAAAATGACTTCTCGGCCATGCTTATGGCTTTTTACCCTTCCTGTATTGCTAATCTCATAGTCCTCAAACCCTTTAATAATTCTCCAAATTTCTTTCATGGTATTTTCTCCTTAAATTCGTTTATTATATTGTACCATAAAAGATGAATTTATTAAATATTATGTCGAATAATCTTTGCTCAGGATTGTCCTATTTTGTAGGAGTTTCCCTGAATTTAATGGGTTTAACGTGGTCAGAAGTGTTTAACCACAAATATTTGAAGTATCCCTTACTAGCTTTAATTGACTTTGTTTTCTTTGCCTTGTCAAGTCCACGGAATATTATCTTTTGCCCTGTTGGCTTATAAACGAATCGGTATGGGCTTGTACGTGATTCCCATAAATCAGTTACCCCTAATGCATCTATGGCCCACTGTATCTGCTCAAAGACTGATTCTCCGATGGTCACCGCATATTTACGAAACACTACCGCATTAGCCTCTGGGTCATCCATCATACCCAAAACAATCTCCACAGATATGAAAGAGGACTTCGTGGAACCTCGCCCACCGTACAGGTCATAATATGTATGATTACCTTCGAGTATATCCCAATGAACATCATAGAAAGAAGGGGCGATTACATCAGTCAGATTTATTATGTCACTCATGCATCATCATTCCCTTTCTCCGGTTTTGGTATATCGTTCAGTATAGTGACTCCTTGTGCATTTTCTCCCTTTTTTGTATTATCCATAAACTTATCAACTACTATCCCCATCGCTGTTGCAATTTGGGAGATAGTAGCATTTTCTAACTTATGCGGGTCCGCCAGCTTTTCAAGATATTTATCAATAATACCCTGTGCTTGTTCTTTTCTGGAATCCATATATGCCAACATATCGGCTGTATTCTGTTCTTTTTTTTGTGCGCACTTCTGCGCAATATCTGCACTTTTTGCGCATATGTTTTTTACTGTGTTATCTGAAACACCGAATTTTTTTGCTGTGGCACGATAGCTTCCAGATTCCACATAATCAGCTATTATTTTCTTTTTCTGTTTATCTGTTAATCTGGAAGCCACGATCACCACCTCTTATTCTCTGTGCTTCACACGATATAATAGTCCTATACTAATTTTACCATGTACAGGTTAAGCAAACCGTCCCCACATTTATGCATATCCATTCATCGTTCCTACTTGCATCCACTTTTTATCAGAATAATTTCCGTATCGATAAATATATCCACTTGTCGGATACTCAACTATTGTTAAAATTAGTGATTCTCCATATTTTTTTCTAACCTGCTCATAAATATCTTGAAGATTTAGTATTTCATCTCTTTCATTCTCTCTCCATTCTGGTATAAATAAAACATCTTCTGGCATTCCATTTTGATATGGAGATACAATAATTCTTAAACTTGCTCCTCCCATCCTATAGAATTTTATTTCATCTGGATTTTCTATTGATTTCATTTTTTATTTCCTCCATTTTCTCCGCAATGTTTTTAAGTATTACCATATCTTCATCGGTTAATTTCTTACTGGCTTCTATAACCAATCGTAAGGCATATAAAAACTCTGTTACCCGTATAGTGCTATCAGTATTAATCATCCTTTCCACCTACCAAACAGTGTCATTAACCGCCTATATTCATCCAACGTTTTTCTTTGATACCCGTAAAAATCATCCCGCTTAATTGGTATATTCTTTCTCTTGCTCAACTTGTCATATCCGATATTACTTACAAGGCTTTCGTATATCTCCACCTCCAGTCCAGGAGCCGAGGATATAGCACACTGGAACAATGTAAGCTTATCTTCTACGCTGGCGGTCTGGCAGTATTCTTTTATGCGTTTGGCTTCATCATCGGTAATGCCATAATCACTATAGTTCTTGTCCCTGGTCCTCATAGCCCTCCTTCCTACACATTAACTCTTTCTCTTACTGAACGAAGAGTGCGCGGGTTAGACTGTGCATAATAACGTGCCGTAACTCCTGGGTCTGCATGGCCCATAATTTCCTGTATGGTCCCAATATCAACTCCTCTGTTTTTCAGATTCATTCCCAGCGTCTTGCGTGACTTATGCGGATATACCCGACATGTTAGACCGGCTCTTTTCCTTATGGTTTTCAATATCGCCCGAAATCCACAAGTAGTCATCTTTCCATACGGTTTTCTGGAGCGTGGGAACATATATGGACAATCATCTTTCCTGCTGTCAAAATACAGGCCGTAGTAATGACGCGCATCATCATCCAGATAGATAGTCCGATATCTTCCGCCTTTCTCTCCCTGTATCCAAATATCGCCGGTTCTCATGTCTATCTGGTCCAGAGTTATTTCTGCAATCTCCCCTATCCTGGCTCCAGTACTTCGAAGTACCTCCAGCAAGGCCCTCTCGCGGATATTTTTGCACGCATCCCTTAATCTTGCAGATTCTTCCGGGCTGTAATAATCAATTGGTTTAATTGGTACTTTCTTGGCAGGTATTGGTTCCACCGGATTATCTGTAATAAGCTTTTCAAGGCGCATCCATGTAAAGAATGCTGATAGAAAACGGCGTTCATTGTTGTAGGTACTGGGCTGATTTTTCTTTCCTCCGCTGGACACATTCCTAATTTCGTATCGGGATAAATACCAATCAATATCTGTGGTATCCATCTGGTCCAATGATTTTGTGTTTATTTCTGTCAACAATCTTCGTATGGCATTCAGATAGTTTTGTTTGGTTCCTCTTGCTAAATCGCGTTTTTTAATCAGGAATAATTGTATTATGTACTGATTCCGCTGGCTTATATCATCCTTTCTTTCTGCCGGAAGAGTAGTTATTTCCTCCATATTTACCCTTACCAATTCCTGCTGCATTACATTTTGCAGAATGTTAAGAGTCTGCTGCTCCACAATATATAAGGACATGGCTACCAGTACATTGTTAATTATTTCAGCTTTAATTGTCTGTGTACTCATAATTATATCCTCCTCATTCGTATTGATTTTCACGTCTGAGTGAGATATAATATACTCAGACGTATTTACGAGAGCGGTGGAATCATCTTGGCGGGTGACCATCGCTCAGTTTTCATTCTGTGCATATATGTGTTCCTTTATCTATTTTTCTTTAATCTGAAACTGCTAATACTACTGATATCAGTTTAGCAGTTTCTCTATGATAAATTTCGGTACATAAACCACTCCATTTTCTTCGTTGTCTCTTAAGTAGTGTTTTAAATCTGCTTCCATAATAATCCACTTTTTCAGCGCTTTAATACCCATCTCGCAGGCCTCAAGCCCTTCCAATGTTTGATGTGCACCATCAGATTTAGCTACTACCTGTCTATCAAATACCGCTAATATATTCATAGCCTCTGTTTTTGTCATGATCATTCCCTTTCTGGATTATAATTTAAAATCTTAATTCTCCAACTCCTCAGCCCAGGCAGTATGGTTGTATGTATAAACTACATTACCCGTAACAATGGCCTCAAGCCCCTCCCATTCTTCTACATTTTCAAGAGACAGTTCTTCGCTATTCAATGCACAAGCGATAGCTTCTTTCTCGTTTTCCGCCTCGACTTCCACATAACATGCTGCAACTATCGGTACCATAACTCGATATTTTTTCATCTTTATTCCTTCCTTCGTTACTCCCGGAAATATCAGTTTTGTTGTGTAACGATACACATTGTTACGCAACGTTATCATTAAGATACCTGTCCAAGGCCTGCCGGATCACCCAACTTATAGCCCTGTCCTCTTTCTGGCAGTAGGCGGTTACCCGTTTTAGTTGTTCCGGGTCCATGCTTATGTTCTGCCGGATATACTTCTTATTGGTCTCTTTCTTTGGTCTTGCCATACCTCTGCCCCTTTCTGTGTATGTATACACAATTTTTGATCAATATCAGTTTAGCGACCTAACTCGTCAGCATAAATAAGCCCAGAACAACCAAACTTATTACCATACCAATAACAATATTTTCCGCTTAAAATCGGATAATCCTCACATTTTAATTCATACGGTGCTATTACTTGCGCCTTATAAACTCCATCTGATATTGCTCCGTACTTTTTCCTTTGTGACTCTTTTTCCAAACTGTTATGCCTGACTTTTATAATGGCGCTGTCTCCGACTTCCAATCTCCTTAAAGGACGCTGCCAGTCATACTCAAATTCTTTCAAATTTTCCTCCTTCTCAATCAAATGCTAATACTGCTGATTATCATTTAACGGACAAATTCCAATTACAGAACAAGATATACTGTCACACCATATCGGACATTTTTGGCAATAAGTTCCGTTAAAATCCTTAGGCACAACAACCGATATTGTCATTATCTTTTCATCTTCTGTGATTTTTGAAATTTTACATTCATTACTTTTATCTGTTTCATACAAACCACCATTTTTTATAAATTTCATATTTTCTACCTCTGGAAAACTTAATATCTCTTAAAAGTATCATCATAATCAAAGCAGTAGCAACTTGGGTGATTAACATCCACCTGTTCTCTTATATCAACATTACAAATTACCATTCCTTCTGTTTCTTTCTCACATTCACAATATATGCAATATTTACATATATATCTTTCTTCTGTCTTCTGGTATCATTCTTTATCCTCCAGATACTAATCTTCAAAACATTTTTTTGTTTCCACTGGAACATCAAAAACACTTATCTTATTGCAATACCACTGCCCCCTATGGAATGCTTGTAGATTGCAGTGCCTACAATTTTCGCAGCTTTTTTCCCGTTTCTTTGTTTCAATAATCCCCAACAGCTCTTTGTTTTTAATCATACCAATACCTCAAAATTTTAAATTAATGGGATATCTGCTTCTTCAATGGCTCGATTTAGAAGTGATCTATAATCACCCAAACAAGCCACAGTGTCAATCAACAACCCTGAAAATGATTTTACGCCTGAATAGCATTCAATGCTTTCCTCAATGCTATCGTCAATATCTCTTGATTTATCTACTTTTTCAAGATCAGACATTAGGCTCTCTATTCGTTTCACCATCTCACGCGTCTGTTTTACTTTCATGTTATTTACTCCTCTGTAAAATTTTAATCTTCCTGCTTTTTAGAATAATTTAAGCAGTATGTCAAATTGTCAAGCAATGCATTTTCTCCACATGGTATATCGTTTTCCGAATGTGATGATATTAATACCACGGATAACTTACATCCCATTTTCTTATTATGATTTTCGCAATCATGATTCCCGCATCTTACATATGCCACAGCTGGTTCCTCCATAATGTTAATACTGCTGATTATCAGTTTAATGGATTATCGCCTGACCACATGTAGAGCAACGCCCTGTATTTACACAGTCTTCCGCAGTTGATTCACCACAATTAGGGCAGAGATAAAATCCCCTATCATACGCACATCTCTTGTAAATATCCTTTCGCATAGATACTATAGCGATTTTATATGCCTCCTCGATATCAGAAAAACTTTCACCCTCATTAGGGATTGTTGTTTTTCTGCTAACAATTTCTATTGCCTTTTCAATTTCCATTCGCTACAGTCCTTTCTCAAATCCTAATTTTCATCGTTTAATACAATATTTCCTTTCAGTCATTTATCCAGCCTATCCCCTGGCTAAGTAATTGGCAGGCTATCGTACAGTCTTCCATAACCTCCAGGTCCATCCTTCCACGGTTCGGGTCTAACTCGTCCAGATATACTCCCCCGATACAACTATGCCCTATCTCCCTCTCCTGCCTAGCCCGGCGTTCAAATACCTCCGGGAAATCAATCCGAATCTTATTCCAGTATCCCATGCCGCCTTTTACGCAACCAATGCAGTTGTTGTTTGGATACCCCATGTCATACATTACTGGGCGTTTCAGCCCCAGTTTATCGGCTATCCCGTGGCACTCTGCTTTTGTCAATCCATTCTCAATCAACGGGAACTCATGGTCGTAGTCAGAAAGCGCTTTAACAACTGCGTCTGCTCTGTGCATCTCATTCACATCATAACCCCACACATATGTATGATGGTCTGGATTCGCTGCCTCCCAGTCTCTGCGTACCTGTTTTTTCAACCATTTAGTGCAGGGTGCTCCAAAAGCTGTGTTTATGCATCTGGTATTTTCAATTACATCATCCACATCTTTGTATTTATCTGATTGTATAGGCTCAATCTTTCTTCCCAAAATCGCCTCGCAATCCTTCAAAAATCTCAGACTATCAGGATGTTGATTTTCGACATGAGTGTAAATAATTTTATCAATATCCTTAGCCAAGTAACACGCCACAAAAGACGATACTCCGGTGCTAAACCAACATACTTTCATAGGTACCTCCTAAAATGAATAATTACTATTATCGCTCACCAGCGCTAATGTATTGACTGGTAAATCCTGTAATTTTACCATTCAGAAAGTGATCACTTTACCCGGCCAGGACTGTTTTACTTTCTATTTCTTTAATTGCTTAAATAGCGATTTTGGTTAACAAATTGGCGACTGAAACGAGCATATTCCATCCAGATAACACCGGTTCGCAAACTCCTCTGCCTCCCCGCTCTCCAGTGCTTTGATTGCCATCTTATATGCCTGTATCTGCTTTTCTGCGTCTGCCCGGAATGCCAACTTGTCTTGTATCGTGTTTCTGGCAATTCCCATACGCACCATCTGTTCCCATCCACCATCCGTAATTTGGTGGTGGTATGTATTAATGTGTTCCTGCAATATGCCTATGGCTTCTCTTTTGTCAATTGTCATACTTTTCCTTCCCTCGCTCCCCATAATCATGTTCTTTTTCCTCTTCCCAGATTACCTTAATAACCTCCACTTTATCGAGCGGAATGTAGAATGATCCTTGAGCCTCCCACTCTCCAGCCTTCCACTGCTGTTCAAACTCTTCCAAACTATCAGCCAGCAAAAATCCGGCTTCCTCTTCTGTCTGGTACATAGTTCGCATCATTGCATCGTCCGATTCATCCGGCCAGCTGAACAGATGATACATCTCGTAGTTGTCATAATCCCATAACGTTAACGCTACTACATACCCATCTATCGGCCATCCAGTGCTGTTTACCCGTCCTTCAACGAGTTTTGGTCTATATCCCTTCATCCCTCTGCCTCCTTATATGGATCCGGTGCTGGATGCCATGCAATCACATCAAGAAGTCCTTCATCATCAACCTTCCACCATTCTTCTCTAACATCATCATAATATCCAACTTCAACATATCCACGTCTAACCGTAACGTGTACTATCTCTCCACACGGAGGAAGGTCCCTTTCAACCGGAACCCACTTATTCTCTGTTTTTGCGGTTGGAATTTTTCTTATATCCTCGATTATGTACTCTTCTCCCTCATATCTTGCAATAAGCAGTTTTTTTACATCATCCGAATCAATTAGTCTTCCCATTCTGCTTCCTCCTCTAAATCTGTGTTTATTCTTTTACCTCCCACCAAGAACAATCTAAATGACTATTTTTCCAATCCTCATACGAATCTTCAACTTCTTCCTGCGATGCATCATCATCAAATTCAAATTCTTCTTCATGGGTTGCCCCGGCAAATCCTGTCCCCATA